TGCAGTTGCTTAAAACTGACCTAGGAGAACGAATTTTGCTACCAGGGTATGGAATTAACTTGAAGAAATACTTATTTCAACCTATGGATGAAATTTTATTTGAAGCTATAAAAAATGAAATATTAAGTGCCATAGCTAAATATGCTAGTAACATAAAAGTTTTAAAATTAGGGGTTTATCCATTAGATGATTATGGAGTAGAAGGATTGCAGGCAATACATATAAAACTAAGTGTACAAATAATAGAAGAAGACACTACATTTGAAGTTGGAGTTAAAATAGGATAATGGCATTCACAGGGGAAGTAAAATCTGATTTTATGAAAGAGGTGTTAATTCCTCTAGATAAGAGACCTTCGGTAATTGATTATGCAGCAACTGACTTTTTATCAATAAGAAACTCCGTAATTGATTATGTAAAAGCGGTATACCCTTTAGATTATGAAAATTTTTCTGAATCTGATTTAGGTATTATGCTAGTAGAGGTTATCGCTTATATGGGTTCTGTTTTTTCTTTGAAAGCGGATATGCTGGCGAATGAAAATTATATACAAACCGCAAAGTTGAGACGGAATGTTAAAAAATTACTGTCTCTTGTAGGGGTAAGGATGAAAGGTCCAATAGCCGCTGCTGCCAATGCTAAGATTACATGGCCGTGGTCGGAGGACGGGGACCCTTGGAATGACGGCGACTCGACTATGAGTATAGCTCCTGAAGGTAGAGTTTTAACTATCAATTCCCCAGAGGATGGAGCACAACTCACGTATACTTTATATAAAGTTCATCCAAATGGTCAAGTTGATTTAAATAATACAAATGGAAATATAACCCTAACAGGTGCTGAAGCTAGCGGCGCGGCGAGCGGCGTTCACAGTAATTGTGCGTTATTAGAAGGGGCATATATCGTGCAGGATGGCAGCTTTAAAACTACAGAATTAGTGAAGACTATTTCTTTAACAGAAAGCCCAGTAATAGAAGGTAGCGTTAATGTATTGGTAGAGGGAGATTATAGTACAAGTGGAAATTATAAACAAGTCGAAAATTTATATACGGGTTCTGGAGCGACTGATAGAATTTTCCAATTAACGACAGATGATGATTTTAGGGCTACTATTGTATTTGGTGGAAATGATGTTGGACAAGCTCCAAGTATGGGGGATACGTTTAAAGTTACATATAGAGTGGGGGGAGGATCTAGAGGTAATATCAAGAAAGAAGTAATTAACACTACACTCGTTGGAACCACAATACCAGGAGGTGTGACGTATACCGCAAATCTTACAAATACGTCTGTAGGTACAGGAGGGGCTAATGCAGAGACTCTTGAACATGCTAAACGATATGCTCCTCTTACCTTTAGGAGGCAAGACAGATTAGTTACTTTACCAGATTTTGAGTCTTTTGCTAGCACGTATACTAGTACTTATGGATCAGTAGGTAAAGCTACTGCGGTTACTAGACAAGCTTATAGTTCTGCAAATATAATTGATATTTATGTTTTAGAAAAAGCAAGTGATTCACAGCTAAGAAGGGCAACTCCAACGTTTAAGTCAGATTTACTTTCTTCCATGAATGATAAGAAGATGCTAACTGATGAATTGGTTATTGTTGATGGGTTGATAAGAACTTTGGATTTAGTCATAACTATAAGAATTGAAGAAGAGGTTAAAAGACAAGAGCCTGAGATTTTAGCATTAGTGCGAAATAATGTAATGAATTACTTTTTTGTAGATAATAGAGAATTTGGTGAATCGTTTATACTCCAAGACTTAGTTAGAAACATTCATGAAATTGAGAAGGTTCGATTTGCTACTATAGATAATTTATCAGGTGATGTGCATATTGAGCATAATGAAATTATTCAACTAAATAATTTAACAATTAACGTTGTGACGCTATAAATGGTATCTCCTGGAATCAATATCAATTCAGCATCTAATAGAAATTTCTTTAAAAGGAATTATGTAGATGCTGTAGAGCTTATCACTCCTAATGTTTATCTTCAGGATGATATTGATGCAAGTGGGTATGAACCAAATCAAGTAGATGGATTTATTAATGCGTCTATGAGAGTAGCACAACTAGCGACTGACCCAGTTAGTAGTGTGATTTGGACTTCTGGTATTTTAGGTACGGTATGGTCGGCTACTTCAAGTATGTCAGGGATGTCCCAATATCTCGTACCCCAAAATCAATTAACGAATATTACTCCTGCTAATTTTGAAAGAAACATATTACTTCCTTTAGGGAAAACTTTTAAAGAATTTTATACCAGCGCGGATTTTTATGGATATTTAACTAGTGGCTTACTGTCTTCTATAAGTAATTATGAAGTATCTAACAGTTGGGAGAGGACTGGAGGCGTATATGCATCGAACTCTTCTGGAACCCACGCTCACTTGCTAGGTTCTTTAGGCTTATTTTATATTCTTAATTTAAGCGGTGATGGAAGAGGCTATGCGTCTCAACCATCGTCTGTAGTTGCTCAAGCATTAACAGATAATATATATTTTGGAAAGCCTTTAAAGACAAATGATGGAGTTAAGGCTTTATTTAAATTTATATTCTTAAATTACCAAACTTGTACAGCGTGGCAACCTTGGGATTTAATTACATCTGCATACCATCCTTCTGGGGTTATGCCCTCTACGCTTTCTGGAGAGGCAACAAGTGGTATTCAAAATTTAAAGAAAATAGAAACCTTAATAGATGTTGGTTGGTCTCCTCAATATAGTAATCGGCAAGATACAAGAATTAAAGATGCTTTTGATAATTTTATAGACGGATCTACGGATGTTGAGAAGGGTACGTTATTAACTTCTTTAGAAATCAAGGGGCCATTTCATAGATTATTAAAAGCTTTTTCTTATTCTATGTTTGATAGTTTAGAAGAGGCGGAACTTTTAAATTTATTATATGACATTGATGAATGCCCTGCTGAGTATCTCTACCATATCGGAAGATTAATTGGATGGAAGATGTATGGTACTGATGAAGGTAAGCAAAGGCTACAGTTAAAAAATGCAGTTAGTCTTTATAAAAAGACTGGCACAAAAGAGTCTATTCAACGAGCAGTAAATTCTTTATTTTCTGAAGACACCTTTAACGTATCGGGAGCTATCAATGAATTATGGGAATCTTACATACCTAATATTATAAAATATTCCTTATTAACCGATTCCACATTATTTAAAGATTTTACCACTTGGACGGAAGAGACGGCCATAGCAAAAGGAGTAGTTTCAAACGGAAAGGCTGCATATTCTGATGGCAGTATGGATGAAAATGTTAACCTTGTAACAGATCATATATTATTGTATTTGATTGCCCTACATCCTGATCTTTTTAAAATTGCTGGAAAGCCTTTTCCGGTACAAGTTTTATCAGGGACATCTAATCCTACAACAAACAAATTTGTACCAGGGTCTCTAGTAACTGCGGGTCCTCTAATCCCAGGGGTTAAAGTATATTTAGAAAATCCAGAATTTGTGTTTAATTACAGAGGGAGAGATTTTCCTATCCCTCCCTGGGAGCAGATTAGTTATTACACTCAATGTGAAGTAAATGATAACTTTATCAATGATCTAAGAGATTTATTAACTTGTTTTGGTGTTTCAGAAAGTTTTGCGGATTCTGTTAGGGAGTATATTAAAAATAATACTATAAAGGCATCTGATAGTTTGAGAGACACTAATGGATGGTTAATGTTTACTAGTGGTTCAAATGATCCTCCTAATTTAGAAAGTATTTTACAAGATCCTACCTCCAAAGCAGTTGATGCATTACCTTTATGGAATGGTAAATCATCTCACTTTAAGTTTATAATGCACGCTGATAGTTTTGATTTCTCAAAGAACGCATTCACTCATGACTCTAAGTGGGCACCCGCTTTTGCAGCTAGATTAACTAAAGATTTTTCCCCCGCCCACGCTATACCTGAATCAAGACTTGAGACATCGGGAAATGATTATATCCGCGATCCTATAGGAATAAGTGCTACTGAATCGTTTATTATTAATCCCGATAAGTCAGAAAGTTATACTGGTTCTGGATTTATAAAGTTTGAAACTTCGTCTGAGGCGGGTGGGCTAGAAAAAGCGGCGTTCCCAGCCGCGTTCGCTGGTGCGGGTGTCTCGGCAGTGCATTTAAATGGAGTTAGGAGGAGTGGTCACAATCCTTTAGGCAGAGCTATCTTTAGGAGAGATGTGGATCAGCTACACTTAATCCATAGTGGGACTGTAACAGCAGCGGTTGCAGAAAATAAAAATTGTGAGGGAGGGGTTGTAGAGGTTCCACGAAATACATTTAGAAGACGAAATTATAAAAATTTATTACCTACCAATGGGTATTATGATCGCACTGGGTTTAATATGCCCGTATCTTGGGACTCTTCTACAATTGAGCATAGTTATGTAGGGGGAGGAGCATTTAATGCTACAGGGGTTACTCCTAGTTGTCTCGGTATGCTTCCTTTGGGATATATCCCATCCGCAGGATCATTTCAAGATATAGAAGATTACGATAATTTACCAGAAGTATATAAAACATGTGAAGGATTAAATTCCGCGAGTGTTTTCTCTGGTGTTCCAACATCAGCTAGTTTTCCCTGTAGGGGATTAAGTTCTTTGGGGTCAGACGTACGTAATACCCAATATAGCGTTTGTACCCCGCTTTATGTGGATAGAGGACAGGCGTCTGATATTATACGCACTATGCACTCCATACAAGAACGACGTAAGTTAGAAAAAGCTAATCATTATGTTAGTTCTAATTTTAGCAACTATGCTAGCAGTTATGAGGTTTTTAACCCTGAGTTGAGCTTTGCCAATAGTTCTACCGAATCCAATGGGTGGTTCCCTAGTGCTATGTCTGATTATCATGATTTTAAATTTGAAAGGGAATTTCATCAAGTATATGATACTTACACGGACAAGTTTGGTAGACACAGCCTAAGTCCAGGTATTGAAGATTTAGAAGGCCCTACCATATTCGCACATGTATATGGATTTGGAATATTTAATGGAAACTTTAATAATTTAGGTGTCTCTAGTCTCTTACATCATCATAATGTAATTGCCTCGTCAACCGAGACAGTTTCTTCTTTAACCCTTGAAAGCTCTTCTTTTAGTGGTATTGCAACTAGATCGGGTGGATGGTCTGGGTCGGCAAATGGAAGCTATGTTGTCTCTGCTGGTTCTTTAATAGCTTCAGCACCTATGGCGGGCACACTGTCCTCGGTAGAGATACGAAATAATAATATTATTAAAGGGGTGGAACTTATTCATCCAAGCGGTGGATCCCCCGCAAATAGTTTTAGTATTACCAAATATGCTCCTTCTCTAGCAAAGGACAGTGGGAATAATTATCATATTGGAAATACTCTAATTAAATTAAAATCAATTAGAGGACTTTCTAGACTTCGTTTTTCTACTAAAGAAGCTAGTGGGCTACAAACTGTAAATCCCCATTACAATAGAGATGATAATTTATTGCTTCCTGATAATAAATATAGATTTAATATTCGTTATCTAGGAGGACAAGAAGACGGACTGTATTTTGGAGGGGTAAGGGTTGGCGCATGGATACACACAGAGATAGAAAGCGGAACTTTTTGGACATGGACTTCTAACAATAAATGGGAGAAGTATGATACCAGTGATGTTAGTGAATCTTTTATTTTAGATAATTCTCATTATCATATGCAACCCACTACGCAAACACCTCAGTATTTTGGAAGATGTGGAGTTGCTGGATATATGAGCCCTACCACTTCTAGTAATCCTTCTATAGTTTCTGAATTTTCAGAAGATGATTATACAACTATGAAAGTTGATTTCCATACTTTTAATGAAGGATTACAAAGGCGTGAATTGGCAACTGAGGTATATGGTAAGGAGTTTTTATCAAGACCAAATACCATAGATCCTGATGTTGCACAAAGGCGTAAAGATATAGGATATCTTCATACTGAGGATCAAAATTATGTTATTGAATTTTTCATGGTTCCTGGGGCACAAAATCTTAACAAATTTGTTATTGTTGATCATGTAGGATTGCAGAATAGAACGCTATACGAAAAAATAACGTATGATGTTAGTGGGGATTGGGCTTCTTACCCATTCTCAGTGCTGAGACGAGGTAAGAAATATATTAATCCAACAACAGACACATACACACAAGAGGATATTAGAACTATATTTAAGTTCTTTAATTCTACTGTAGGGGTAAATCATTATTCCCCGTATGCTTCTAGAGTAGCTTATGATTCTAGTGGGACATATGGCACAAGTGGAGGAGGAAGACTTAGTTATAGGCAGCAAGTTGATTACTATGCAACCAATCTTGCTAGACAAGCTAACTATAATAATTTGATTAGTATGGATGTGGTAAACTGATGAAGATTAGAGGAAAAGTAGAAGTCTACTCAGACTATGGAACTAAAGATCAAAAACTCGTATCTGAGGATGATAATCTTATAGTCGATGGGGCTGGAGAGATTGTTGTCAATATGTTGACCACTACTCCTAGTTTGTCTGGTATAGCTTCCGCGTCTGCAATTTTAGATACTTCTAATTATACTATCCAAGCAATGACTTTCGGTAAAGATGAGGAAGGGTACAAACGTCATGCTCATACCGATACTTGGAGTGGACTTGATTTTTCATTCTCTAAAGGAGCTTCGGGGGGTACTGAGGCTGGTCCCGGTACTTATAAAGATCTTCTTTTTTCTGGTGCAATGGTATTTGTGTCCGCAAATACCAACCCTGCGGGGGGAGTAAGTAGTTATTTCCCAAGCGGATCTTCTTATAAAATAATGCCGCGAGCCCCAGTTTCAACAGATAAAAAGTTAGAATTAAATTCTAATCCTATATGGGCAGAAACTTATATATCTGCAAATAATTATTATGCATCTCCTGTCACTTGGAATAACCCTGGTCTGCCAGCTTTTGGTAGCTCGGTTGTAAATAGAGGACATAATTTAAATACTTTATTACATTCTAGTGGGGCTGGGATGAATCCAATTGCAGGAACGTCCTATCAATCCACTGATTTATTAGTAGGAGCATATCCAAGAGGTGTTTGGAGTGGGGGAACATCAGGGGGGATATTTAACGACGTAAGTGAGTTGTTGCCTAGGCAAGATCCTGTTGGAATAGCTAGTGCTACTTTTGTTGGTAATTTTAACACAGTTAGTTCTATGGATCTTTTAGGTCATTTAGGACAGGTGTATCAGGCTTCTGGTGTAGTAGGGTCTGGGGGTTGGCATCTTGAGAAGCATCCTAATATTCAATATTCAGGTATTGTAGTTTCTGGGTCTGCTGATTTTTCATCAACTGGAGAGGTAGCTTACTCCACTGTAATAGGAGCAGGAGATTTAGGATTTACTAATTTCTATGGAGGTATATATAATATAGGACTTTGGGCATTAGATATTAAAGAAAGTTTAAAGGTTGGTGTTCCCCCCTATATTTGGGATCCTATTAGTAATGTGAGAAAGTATAAATTGTTTTCTAAAAAATCATTTACAAAGAATTTAGCACATATACAAGACAAGGCAAGCGGGGAAAAAGCAGGCATTTTAAATTATAAAGATTTAACACTTATTTGGAGATTGTATTTTTAATGAATTTTACTGAGGAGCTTGGAGTTGTAGGGCATTTACAAATAGCAAAGGTTTATAGAGATAAATCTGAGGAAATAGTCTTTGATGACCATAACGTAATTGTATCTGGTTTAGGTGTAGGTCTTGCTAATATGTTTACGGGTTCAGGTGCCGATAATATAATTCAATATCAATTTGATAGATTTCAAATAGGCGTATCTGGAAATGACACTGCTGGTAGTGCGATTTATGAATTAAGTGGTCCTTTGTCTAGTATCCAGGAGTATGGACTTGCAACTAATTTTGCGGTGGTAAGTGCAAATCAAATTAAAAATGGGACGGTCACAACTACTGTTGATAGTGTTTTTGGACTTATACCTTTTAAAAATGTTACAAGGATAGACGAAACCTCCGTTAGATATACCATTATCCTAGATGAAGATACGGCTAATAATACTAGCTATTCTGGTAGGTGGGGTGGAACCGATGTTACATTGACAGAAATTGGATTATTTATGAAGAATCCGGCGGGATACGCTGTGGACGGTTCCATACTCGTAGCATATCGCAAATTTACTCAAATATTAAAGACTAGCGATTTTTCTCTAGTTTTCCGTTGGACTATTAATTTCTAAATTATGACTTTTAAACCTTACGATATTTACACTTCCAGTGGGTCTGCTGCTATATTTAATAGTTGGACAACCCCCGTTACTAAATTTGATCCTAGTTCTTTCTACAATTGGGAGCAGGATAACGAACCTATTCATGATTTAGAAGAGCGGACATATTTAAATTGGGAGCACGCGGGATTCCATACCTCCACTGTCCCTGGTATGGTTTTCACAGTTTCAGGCCCAGGGGCTGGAGATCCCGGTCCTCCTGCTGCTACTTTGGCGGCAAATCCTAATTTATTCACAACTGTTAGTGCAGCAGTTGAGGCTCTACCTTCGGATATCAGATTCCCAGTTCTAATTGAAGTTGCAAATTTTGGCAATTTAGGAAATTTAAATCTTAATAATATTAATATAGGCTATGGAGGATCTTTAGAGATTATTAAT